CCAAATGGTCCGGTGCGCGCAGGCGAGGTTCCCTCCTAGAAACCGCCATCGTCCCGTTTTACGGGATCAACGACGATTCCATGGGGGCCCCTGGACAGGCAAGAAATTGCCTTTCCAGCCACAAACGGCGGGAGACCAAGGCGTGCTTCAGATTCCTCAGAACCGGACCAACCCCACCATTGGGGCTCCGGAACTGTGCGTTTGACTGTATGCCAAGGCCTACCTGACCGTAGAGCCTTAACTCGGTACGCACCACTGGCTTTCATGATTTTCTTTCCGGCATCGCGTATACTACGAGCGACACGGGAAGCCTTCATATGACGTTCTTCACGAGGCTGGGCCATTTCGACGATATTCTTTTTACATTCCTCGCCCGCCTCAGACATATTCCGAATAGCTTCTCGATAGAGTGACTGAAGTAAATGTTCACGATTAAGACCCTCTGTTAGCTGGACGGGATCTCGCCTTTTCCATTTGGCGGGTCTTCGCCCACGCTTAATGAGAATCTTTTCGTCAGGATTTGTTGGAGCAGTCACCTCATCGGGAGGCAAGAGCATACATCGTAGAGGGCTTGCATAAGTGGCTTGAAACGCCGAAGCGAGATGATGAACTCGATTTCCATAAACAGCAGTAGCGACGTATTGACGAGTGGATCTTGAAACACTACCGCATTTCCAAGTCCCGCTTCGAGGCGGAATACCTATCCCTCCAAAATCAATCGGAAGGTGAGGATCAAACCCCACTTTACGTGCCCAAGGAACGAGGGTAGGATTCAAAATATGGAATGCTCTCCTAGCAATAGCAAAAGAAGACATTGCCGCAACGGACGCAAATGAGCGACCTACGTTCATCCAAAAAGGAAGACGGGTACGCTCGGTTTGAATTTGTAATTCACCATTTGCGACCAGACCTGCTAGGGGGCAGAACCTTCGAATCGAGATCTCAGCAAGCTGAGGAGTATCCTTTGAAATTAAATGAAAATCACAGTCCCAGCGAAGTCGAATTTTATGTACACGTGCCTCAACTTCATCAAGAGGCGGATCAGCTAGGACTACTTGAAAAGGAACTTCAGCAAATATGCCCCGATCCATGCTAACAAAATGTTTGCTAGCATCAGACAATTTCATTCCAAAACGAGTGGGCATATAAAGGTTGTAACGTTCAATATATTTCTTGTGCATGATTACAGCCAGATCATCACCCTTGAATTTTGCGTCAAAAACTGCATTAGGATTTGAGACGCCGGAAGGTCGGCGGAGGGCAGACCAGTCTTGGAAATATTTTCCTCGAGTGTACTGTCCCCAATGTCGCCTTTCACGTTGCTCTTCCTTTTCATCGGACAAGGGGTGATCAATGCAATAGGCTAACCACGCGAAATGAAGAATATTTAGCATAGACCATGTTGTGGGATAGCCCATCAAGAGACCTCGTGAAGTCACTTCGCTCAGGGATCCTTTTGGGAATAACCAAGTACAAATTTGTGGACCAATCAAAAGATCCCAAATCTTTCCAAGCCATTCAGGAAAATGATGGTGGCTACGGTTATAACCGTCAATAATTCCTTCTTTAAGAGCACGGGCCTGATCAAAAGGAACAAAATCTGAGGCAGATTTCAAATCTGCAGAAAGAACACGTATATCAGGTCCGACCACCATAAAATTGGGGTGAATCAATTTTCGCAAAGCATCAGCATCTTTCCCCATTACCGCGTCGCGCGTGCGAGGGTCTCTTTTTAGACCTTCAAACAACCACACGCGTATGCGGTGCCCAAGGAAAACCAGAGCACCGTGACCCTTAGTAATAACTCGAGCCTTGTTCGCCGAAATAATAGGGTCGGCTTGGACCTCCGGATATTTACTTTCCAAGATAAATGCCTCGTCCAAGTCTTTAGCCGCCAAATCACAGGCGAGTGACTCTTTTACAGAGCTAATACGATGCTCAACCGGAACGCCGGCTTTTTCGAGTAGACCGATCCTTTTCTTGTACTCATCTTCACCGGAAGCAGTAGATAAAAAGGCATTGAGCTTTCCATAAAGCCCAACACTATAACCAAAAATCCCCCCCTCACGCACAGTGCCTTCAAGACACGATGCAGAAGTAAGGGGAGGGAAAACGAGGGGAATGTTCCCCAAGTATTTCCGGGCCCATGAGCTTCCGAAACCGAAGATATAGGTAAGCACCGATGGTTCAGTCTTAAACTCGCTCGTCAAAATTTCACGGTGTGCGCGAAGGGCTTTCAACTTGATCCCTTCGGAATAATTCGGAAACGCGCGCGCCATCGCCGAAAGCTGAAGAAGTGAAGACTCCTTCTCAAGAAGACGAGAAAGATTTCCTCGAAGATAGCGGGAAAACAAATTCGAAGGTCGCTGTTTCTTGTTGATACGTTGAATCCACCAGCGGCGAAGTTCAGCAGCCTCCGCTTTCAACTTCGAGACAACAAAGTCGACGCCCGAACCAGCTGCAGTCTTCAAAATCCATTTTGCAAATTCTCTTAAACCAATAATCGCGCGACGGTGTTCGTCATCATCCTTTTTGAATCGCACTACACCCGCCGCAGAAATTGCTGCAAGAATTGCATGCCAGCATTGGTTCAAACGGCTTGAAAGACCAGAGCGCCTTGAAAACAAACGTCCAACGACCGAGTAAGGCTCATCACAGTGACGGTGGACCAATGTCCTCCGCAAGATTGTGGCTTCTGGATCAAGTCGGAGGTACCAGGAACGAAGGTTCTTACTGGAATTTCTGGGACCCTCTGAGTCTGACCCAGGGGTGAGCCGCAAACTTGATGCACTGTACAGAGTGAGTTTGTCCAATCTCACTCCGCGAAGCTTGTAATTGGTAGACATTCGTCTGTCATTTGCGGGC